CCATCATTTCATTACGACGTAATGCGGGGTTAGATGATGATTTTAAGAACATATCGAAAAGTTCGACCTGTTCTTCTGGGTTGTCGATGTTTTCAATAATCATGGCGCGCAAGTAATCGTGATTCTTGCGCTGTTGCAGTTGCCATTCTTGGAAACTTTGATTAGAGATATAACTGGCGGCATTGGCGCGCACCTCGCCACAGGCAATAGCGATATGCTCGACCATACGTTTTTGTATGTCTCGCATTTGCTTAAACCACCATTTTTCGCACGTAAGGCGAATTAAAGTGCTGTCAATATGTTCGGCTTTGATGCGTTTGTCGTTTTCGATTTTTTCCCAGTGAGGGATTTTAAAACCTGCAGAAAGGGCAATTTCTCCACACCATTTATAGAGCTGATAGAAATAGCCTTGAATATCGTCCTCATTATCGCTTTCAATGCCATTTTTTAAAAAATGGGTGCAATCAAATTGGAATTGAGTGAATGCTGTGGCGATTTGGTATGCCATCGCTTTTAACTTACTTTCGGTGATTAAATAGAAAGGTAGTTGTTTTTGCTTTTGTTGGGTGCCTAACAGTCGAAAATGAAAACCGCTGTAATGTAATTCGTTGTAGTGTTTGGCAAGTTCTTCACGGGTTGGTACGGTGGAGAACTGCACGGCTTGTTGCATTTCATCTTTAACAGATAGCAGCCATTGTGGTGTATTGATAAACGCTTGCAAAAAATCTACGTTCACGTTGTATTGTGAAAAGACTTTTTGTAAACGCACATCTAAGATATCGCGCAAATAATCGTTCGCGTGGCGGCGTTGTTTATTTCCGAGGGCAAATGCAATGGACCCATCGTCTTTTACGCTACGATAGGCTTTAAGATAAAGTTTACGGAAATATTCACGCTGACGTTGGCGAGGTAGGTTTTCAAGTTTTTGTTCGATAAACTCAAAATCAACTGGATTGGTGGCGAACAATTCTAGCTGCAGTGGCGTATAGCAGCTTTCATCAAAAGGCAGTAAAGTGCGGTCAAATTTATGCCCATTTTCTGCTGCTTGATAACGTTCACAGGCAACCACCGCCATATGTGCCTTTTTGGCACTGACGGTGTTGTCACGTTGCTGTTCCCACATTTGCATATTCATTTCGGCTTATTTATTATTAAAATTCATCTAAAATAAATTTAGATGAATTAAATTAATAGAGATAGATAAAAAAGGGTTTATGCCTGCGCATAAGTAGCTTGAATTTCGGCGATGCGTGTTACTTCACTGTGAATGGCATGTAGCACGTTGCGCATATCTTCAAGAGTTTCTACTTTCTCATTCATCAATTCACAGTAAATCAGCTTATCTACTAAAGAATGCAAATCTTTACATACCTCGTCACCTTTGCGCTGATAAGTGCCGTTTTCATTGAGTTCAATTTTGTACAAGATGTAAACGTGGTTTTCGTTTAACTTAAGGGCGTAACGTTCAGATAATTCAATAATGTGTTCTTGCATAAGATTTTCCTTAATGGGCAAATTTGGTGTAGTTGATCCAGTTGTCTCCCGCCGTAATATATTTGCTGAAATAATAATCGGCGGATTCTTCATCACCCTGACGTTTTGCGTTGAGCCATTTTGCGTATAAATGACAGGCTTCTTTGTGCCAGCGATCAGCATATTTTTTGATAATGGTTCGGTTTTTCGTTGCCATTATTTCCCCCTTGTGTGTGGGTCGATATTGTAAAAATCACGACGGGTTAAAGCGCGCGGAAAAGGCGTGCGAAGTGCTGACATGGCGTGAAAGGCTTTGGTTAATTTATCAATCCCTTTTTCGTTGTAATGCCATAACTTATCGCCAGTCAGATCGGGCGAGATGTAATCTTCAAAAGGTTCAATATCTGCTAACGCTTTTAACATCGCTTTTTGCTCATCGGAAAGATGATTAAAAGCACGTTCAGTGGGATATTTACTCAATCCCATTTCATGCAAGGTTTCTTCGCTATTTCTTGCTTTCGACATGGGCACACCGTTTAAACGATGCCATTTTTCTACCGCACTTTCGTTTTCAGACACATACATTGCCGCGCCCTCGCTTTTTTATTTACCTGTTTTGTTGTATGCTTGCCCTAAATTGAATAAACGATTACTTAATTTAAGGATTTCAGAAGATGAACGATCAGATGCAAAAAACGCTTCAAGATATGCAAGCACAGCTTTATCAACTTCAGTTACAGCAGGGGCTTCAAGAACGCGTGATGGGTTGCCTTTTGCGTGGACTTGCACGTCACTCTGATGTGATTGATGATGTAGAGAATGAGCTTCACGCGCTGATTGCTTCAGTGAAGCAAACAAATCCCGAATTGCTTGATGTTCTGCTCCCGTATATTGGGAAGTTGTCTCATCGTTATTAGCTTGTTTGCGTGGGCAGTTTTCACGCCATTTCGCAAAAATCGCCGAAAGCTGCTGATGATCTTGAGTGGTATCTCGCTCGACTTCTGCCTGATACTGAAGAATAGCGAATCTTTCTTGAATTTCTTCGTTGGTTAAATTGTGTTTCTCGCAATATTCTTGAAAGAAAAACGTGAATGATGATTTAGCCATTGTCTTCCCCTTATAACTAAAATCTTTTGGAAACTAACCGCACTTTTGTGTGGTTTTTTATTCTTGTTTTGCCGCCTGTTTGGCAATCGCGATGAGATTAACTAACACTGAACCTCTTTCCGCTTTTTTATCTGCAATAGGCAGTTCGCCTGATGCTCTCATCTTTCGCACTTTGTCTAACGAAAGCCCAGTAAGCTCGGCATATTTCTTCAACGTGACGTAAGGCGCATGGATCTGTACATTTATACAAATTGCATTTTGGCCGTTCATTGCTTAAACTCCTTTATCTGTAAATAATGGTATATATTACCCGTGGGTCATTTGACCCCTTAAATATACTTTGGGTCGATTGACCCTGTCAATAAAAATATTAAGGTCAATTTGCTAAATGAAAGAATTTATCGGTGGCAAGGATGTTATTTCTCGCATAATGGAAGCGTATGGTTTTGCGAATAGAAAATTATTAGCTGAACATCTTGGAATGCCTCACAGTACCTTTGGCACTTGGGCTAAACGTGGTTTTTTCCCTGCAGAATTAGTGATCCGTTGCGTGAAAGAAACGGGTGCAAGATTGGATTATGTGGCCTATGGAAATGAACCGATTTTCGATAATTCAGACGATCTGAAATATTTTCATACAATAAAGCTAGAAAGCGGAAAATCTTTCATAATGGAAAATAAACCCTTTCTTTTGCCTTACTTACCGAATTTAGACAGCCGTGAAAGTTATGACAAAGTGTTTCGTATTGATGAAGACAATCGCACCTACTTTGCCACTAGCGATTACAGCAATTTAGTGGATGGCGAATACTTCGTCATCGTCGAAAACTCCCATCTTATCCGTTATATCACTGTACTACCTGCGGGCAAAATCCGTGTAGATGGCGGCAAGTTTTCGTTTGAGTGTGATCTCAATGATATTGATGTGGTGGGTAAGGTGATCTTGAAGATGGAGAAGGTGTGATGAAAAAAATATTTAAACGCGCTTTTCTAATATGGATAATTCTAAACTGCGTTTCATTTTTTATCATTTCCAAATTTGTTGTATTGGAAGGAACAAATATTGGTAGCTGGATTTTACTTACTAATATTATTGTGACTATTTTTATAATGAAAAAATACCACCCTAAATTAGAAAGTTACAAAGCAAATTTAATATCAAATAACCGACAAACAAAATCAAATTATAATGATGAATTTTTTACTTTATGGGAATCTAAAAAACCTATAGAAATCACATTTAAAGCAGATCACGAACCTAGAGCAATTGCTCATAATGTCATTAGATATGCAATATCGCCTAAAGGCTACTATAAGATATTTTATATTAATAAAGAAAGACAAATAATAAAGGTTGATGTAGATGATATTGAAACAAAATTTCTTTATAAAGGGAAACGTTACTCTCTATTTATTGAAATATTAGAAAAAATTATAAGTGAAGAAGAGCTATATTTGCTCAGAGAGAAAGAAGAACGATTCTTTGAGGAACTTTCAGAAAGAATGGAACAAGAACGTTTAAAAGCTGAAAAAGAATATCAAGCTCGAGAAGATTCAAAACGTATAATTTATCCATTCCCACCAAAAGAATTAAAATTCTCAATTTATGGCGATTATTTTGATAGTGATTTACCGCCAAACCATTTAAGAATTACATTACTTTGTGATGGGCTTTATGGCTACCCTGATACTAAAGAGGTTTTAGCATTAACTGGTATTTATACACAAACAGGTGCGCGCGTAAATATCAGAATCAATGCGATTGTTACAATGATAGGCTTTGATGATAAAAAATATAGCCGTGAGGAATTTTTAGCTTTAGCCAAAACTTTTAATCAATAATGGCAGTTCGTAAAGATACAAAAAACGGTAAATGGCTTGCGGAAGTTTATGTAAACGGTAGGCGGTCGCGTAAGTGGTTTTTAACCAAAGGCGATGCGCTACGTTTTTACAATCAAGCCAAAGAACAAACAACAAGTGCGGTTGATTCTGTACAAATTTTAGAATCAAGCGATTTGCCTGCGTTAAGTTTTTATGTGCAGGAATGGTTTGATTTGCACGGTAAAACGTTGTCAGACGGTGAGGCACGTTTAGCCAAACTAAAGAACTTGTGCGTGAACTTGGGCGATCCGCCTGCCAATGAATTTAACGCTGAAATCTTTGCCGACTACCGCAAACGCCGCCTTGATGGTGAGTTTTCCACGAACAAAAACAAGCCCCCGAAAGAAGCCACAGTAAACCGTGAACACGCTTATTTGCGGGCGGTGTTTAACGAACTGAAATCATTGCGTAAGTGGACGGCTGAGAATCCCCTTAATGGTGTGCGCTTATTTAAAGAACGAGAAACAGAATTAGCGTTTTTATATGAGCGGGATATTTACCGTTTATTGACTGAGTGCGATAACTCCCGCAACCCTGATTTGGGCTTGATTGTGCGAATTTGTTTGGCAACTGGTGCACGTTGGAGTGAGGCCGAAACGCTGACCCAATCACAAGTTATGCCATATAAAATCACCTTTACAAATACAAAATCAAAGAAAAACCGCACTGTGCCGATCAGTAAAGAATTGTTCGATATGCTACCGAAAAAGCGTGGCAGATTATTCAATGACGCTTACGAATCCTTTGAGAATGCCGTTTTACGTGCCGAAATTGAATTGCCGAAAGGGCAACTTACCCACGTTTTGCGCCATACGTTCGCCAGCCATTTTATGATGAACGGTGGGAATATTTTAGTGTTGAAAGAAATCCTCGGACATTCAACTATCGAAATGACAATGCGTTATGCGCACTTCGCCCCTTCGCATTTAGAAAGTGCGCTCAAATTCAATCCGCTTTCTAATCCTGCACAGTAAAAAGGGATTGTTTTTCAAAAAATCCCTTGTACTTTTCCCTCTATTTTACTGGCGATTGGCTGGCGGTTCTGTCTTATATTTACCTTTATATGCCCTTATTTGCACGAGCAAGCAATTAATGTTGCTATAAGTTATTGTTTATACTGGTTTAACTATGGTATTTAAAATCCCTCGCCTTTCGAGGCGTGCCAGTTCAAGTCTGGCTTCGGGCACCATTAAAAAAATGAT